CAGCGTGATATCGCGCTCGGTGTCGTTGCGCTCGATGACAATATTGTCGATCCGGTTCAGCGTGGCGTGCGCCGTACCGATCGTCAGCGTGGTCGCCTCATCGAAGAACCGGACCTTTCCGTCCGTGTTCGCGTAGCCAGTCGCTACCGAGACCGTCATGCCACCGCCAGCTGTAACGCTCAGGTCGCCGGCGAAGACGCCGGAAGTGAAGAACTTTTTCAGCCATCTCTCAAAGCTGTCGGCATCGTAAGTGCGGTCGCCGTCAATCGCATTATAAAATAATGCCGGGTATCCCACCGTTATCCCTCCAATCAATAAGTATCTGAGAGGTCTACCGTCAGCGGAAGCGACGTTCCGAGCGTCGGCGTGATCCGCCGCGCGCCGTTTTCGTAGACCTCGTCGATCTGAGTGATCCGCAGATCCGTTTCCATTCCCCAGGATTGTTTTCGGACGGTTACGATGTCGCCGACGTCGTAATCCGTCAGATACCTGAAGTTCAGATCCGCTTCAGTGCTGCAAGTGAGGGAAGCGGCGAGACCGCATTCCTCTAGTCGCTGGAGTCCATACGTTCGAAGATGTGCCAGATACGTGGCCTCCGTCATATCCTCCGGATGCTCGACCGTTCCGCCATTAAAGAACGCCTCATAACGTTCCAGACCGGTCGCTTCCGTGTCTCCGACCGTCACATACGTTCGAGCACTGGCCTCGCCCTCACCACCGACATAAGCGACGTTTTTGTAGAGCTGTTCGTTTTCCTGGTAAACAGCGCCGGTCAGGTTGTCGTAACGTTCGGAGAAGATCACACGCGACCGGTCGTCCTGCGCAGCGCTCCGATCCAGCCCTTCATAGACCTCGAAGATCAGCTGTTTGTTCACGAAATCTGGCCTCATACGAAAACCAAGCCCGGCCTTTTGACCGAGCTTAGCTTCGTATGTGAGGACGTTTTTGTATGTCGCCTGGAACTCTACGGTCTGCGCGTACCCTTGCCGCGTGCCAAGCACGACGTTCGGGATCGGCGTCATGTTGCTGACGATCGCGCGCATTCCGTCCTCGGCCGTGCCGGAGAATGTGTAGGGCGTGCCCTTAATGACCCGCCTGTCCAGATAGGCCGTCAGGAATCTTCCAGAGACCGTCAGCAGCGCGTCACCATTCTGCTCCGCAAGCTCCACGTTTTCGATCAGGCCGGCGTCCTTGGCGCCTGACATCCAGACAATGTTTCCTCGTTTTGAGAGCGCCACATTGTCCGGCGTGATCGGCATGACCAGGTTAAATTCTCCGGATTCGTAATATCGGCGCGTCCAGATCAGGCTCCGCTGGTTCTCGACATCTCCCAAGTATTCCAGCTGAGGCGAATAAAACTTAATGTTCATTTAGATGCCCTCATACAGGAATCGGTAAATGATCGTAACGATCAGGTTCGAGGCGCCGGAATCCGCGTTGTAACCGAACGTGTTCAGTCCACGACCGAGCTGGAGGAATTCACTGTCGCCGGAGATCCTGTTATTGATCTCGGTCGTTGTTCCTTCGTGCGTATACAGAACGTGCTTGTTCGCGCGCCCGGTCGTAATCACGAGCCTGTCGCCGCGTTCCATCGTGAACGGATTTGATTCCGTGCCGATCTGGATGTGTTCGCTGGTCTCGACAAGCGTAAACGACGGATTCGTCGCCGGGCCAATCGCATCGATGACAAACCGGAGACCGATGTTTTCCGCTGCGGATGTGTTTTCGATCGTCTGAAGGAATGCGACGATACGATTGCCGAATGTTTCTCCGGCGCTCGTAAACGTGTGCGGGAAGGTGAACGCGTCCTCCCATCCACCCATTTCAACGATCGTGTCGCTGGTTTCCTCGAAGAACGGAGACGGGCAGATCAGCGAGATTGTGTAGACCCGCGCGCGCTTTACAGCGTCCGCCTGGATCTCCTCGACATAATATTGGATCTGCCGCTCGATACCGTTTTTTGTAAACGTCAGCGTTCCAGGCTGCTTGAACTTGAAAAGCTCATACAACTTCGAGCGCATAGCCTGGTGATCGTCCGTCGGCCTGTCGCGGAGCGTAAGCACGATGTTCCGCATCTTCATGATGCTGGACTGATACGTGCTGCCGTCGATCATCGTGTTTTCGGATGTAACGACCTTGGCGTCCGCTCCGTAAATGCCGATCGCATCTTCCAGCAGGAAGGGGGCAAATGAATTCCCGAACGTCATCGAGACGCCGTCGTTGTTCTGGCATCTAATGGATCTGTTTGGGTTCATTCATTACACCCCCCTCACTGCGAGGATCATGCCGCGTGTTGCGTTGCGTGTCTGCCGTGCGATCTCCCACGGGGAAAGCGGCGTCGGCGCATTGACCGTAACGTTTTGCGTGAATCCGTTATTGCTGGAAGCTGTGCCGGAGAAGTCGCCACTCGCGAGCGCGGAAGCTCTGAGCGCGCTGTCATCCAGGAGATTTCCAGCCATGGTTCCGACTGCATCCTCCGCCATGTAGGTGTAGTCGTGGATGCCCTTAGCAATACCCTCAGGAATCGCACGGCCGATGCCCTCGGCGAATACCTTCGACGGGCTGTTGATATCCAGCTCATCTTTCGCCGCTTCATAGGCAGCGCTTGCGGCGTCGCGTGCGGCGCTGGTAACGATGGACGTATTGTTCCGGATGCCTTTAGCTACGCCGGACATAATGCTCTTACCGATACTGCCCCAGTCTTTGGAATCCAGGCCGTCAGCGATCTTGCCGGCTGCCTTTTCGCCGGCGGACTTCAGCTGAGCGCTGTTGTTGTCCAGAGCAGTTTTGATTTTGTTGACGATGTTCCGGCCGACGTCGTTCCATTTGTAGTTATTGAACGCATCCGCGATGACTTTTGCCAGCGTATCAGCAGAGGCTTTCAGCGCTGCCTTAGAGGCATCCAGGGCGTTCTTAATCGCGTCTGTGATCGTCTTGCCGATCTTCTGGCCTTCGGCCGTGCTCAGCTTCGTCTGCAAGGCCGTCAGGACGTCAGATCCGACGCCGTCAGCTGCGGTCTTTGCCGTACCGCTGCCGCCGGTGATACCGCTGGCCACGTCGCCGACGAAGTCCTGCGCGGTTGTCTGCGGAGTCTCTCCACCCTGACCGCCGAACCATCCGGTGATCGTATCCCAGACCGATTTGCCGATCGACGACAGCGCACCGACCGCTGCGGACAATCCGCTGGAGATCGCTCCGCCGACGTCGCTCCAGCTGATGCCGGAGATCGCTTTCGACGCGGCCTCAAATCCGGCCGACAGGAACGAACCGGTGCTGTCCATGAAAGTGGACAATCCGGAGAAGGCTTCCGCGATGTTCGGCCACTGGATTCCAGCAATCGTCGTTTTCGCTGCTTCGAAACCGGCCGACAGGAAGTTTCCAGCAGTATCAATGGAAGCCGTTACGCCACTGAGGATCGTTTCACCGATAGACCCGAACGGCAGCGAAGCGACCGCATCGCGTGCCGTCGTAAAGAGTCCGGTCAGGAATGAGCCGGCCGTATCAATGCTTCCTTTGACGCCGTTTAAGACGCTTTCGCCGAGGCCGGAATAATCAACGCCGGCAGCTGCATCTTTTCCAGCTGTAAACAGCGCCTTGAGGAATCCGCCGGCCGCGTCGATCATCGCCTTAACGCCGTTCAGGATCGCCGTCCCGATGCCGGAGAAGTCGATTGCCGTAACAGCCGAAAGCCCCGCGTCGAACAGTCCCTTAAGCCATTCTCCGCCGGTCGTGAGGATCGTTTTAATACCATTGAAGATCGCTGTGCCGATGGCTCCCCAGTCCATGCCGCCGACAGCTGCATGAGCTGAATCAAAGATGCCCTTAAGCCATTCGCCACCGGCTGTCAGGATGGATTTAATGCCATCCAGGATCGCCGTGCCGATTCCAGCCCAATCAACCGTTTTAACGGCAGCCAAAGCAGAATCAAAGATGGATTTTAACCATTCTCCGCCAACTGTAAGAATGGTCTTAATTCCGTTCAGAACGGCCGTGCCAACTGCCGCCCAGTCGATTCCAGCGATAAGGGTTTTGGCCGTCTCAAACAGGCCCTTTAACCACTCAGAGAAGCCGGTAAAACCGTTCTGGATCGCCTCTTTTGCCGTAGTGGCGAGACCGGCCCAGTCGAACTCGCTGAATTTGGACTTCATCGCTTCCCACGCGGCGCCCAGTCCTTCTCCGTTCATGAGCGAAGTGAAGAACGCGTCGAGGCCTTCAACGGCGTTGTCGAAAGCGCCTTTCAACAGCTCTATTGCGCCTTTGACGGTATCGATCACGCCTTTAATGGTGTTCCATGCCTCAGCTCCGGCGACCGCCTCAATGGCTGCCTGGAAGGCCTCCATGGGT